ACTTGGTCTATTGTGACAGGCTTTTCAAGACCAGTAACAGGGTCTCTGAACGTTCTGTTGAAATCAAATTGCGTAGCGACGTCTCCAACACGGCTTTGCGAGTGCTTAAGCCACATCATAGCCGCAGAGTCAAGAGCACCTCTTATGCCTCCAAGTTCTCCACCCTTGTACATCCAGTCGATTGGCTTATCCATCAGCATATGACTGTAGTAGTAAGAACCGAACTCCTCAGTAAGATGCTCCAGCATAGGTCTTCCTAGGTCAGCATCAGGAAGCAACGTGCCATCTTTTTCGTACGCTTTCTCAGCCTTTTCAAGTCTGACTAGAGAGTCCTGATACATCCTAACGTCATCTCCTGCCTCTGCTTTAAGGTATCTTCTAAAGAACTGCTTGCTTTCATCCCAAGAGACAACAGGTCTATTTGTGAAGTTTCCGTTTTCGTCTCTGTCTCCAAGCACAAGGCTCTGAAGTTGCTTTATATACAGGTGACGAAGCGGACTTGTTCTGAGAAGAGAGTGGAATATTTCGTGACCAAGCGTAGGTCTTCCAGCGGAGTCAGCGTTGATATAGATTCTAGACGCACCAGTAGCCTTGTTTTCGATGACAAAGCCATTGTGCATGCTGAACTGCTTCTTTCCAAGAACCATCTCTCCATCAGGAAGAATGATAAAACCTTCCTTTGTCTTCGGGTCGATGCCGTTTCTGATGAGCATCTTGTCGTACATCTCTCCATTGTATAGACGGATTGAAGTGTCTGGGTGTATTCTGTCCTTAGCCGCAATTACTCCATCTAGGTTAAATCCGTTAGCCCTAGCGAAAATCTGAGCATTTTCCCAATGCATCGCTTCCTCTGGGTTCATCTCCTTCATTGCCTCTATGACGTACTTAGCGGAAATAGAAGCGTGTAGGTCTCTGGTAGCACCTACGATATCCGCTATGCCTCTGCCAGCAAGAGAGCCAGCAGAGCCAAGAGCCATACCAGCACCCATACCAGACCAGAAACCATCTCTGCCGTCAGCCCAGTATCCAAGACCAGCACCAATGCCAGCACCCTTTGACATTCCTTCTCCGATTACTCCAGCATACGAGAACAGCGGGTCAAACTTATCTATAATCTTAAGAAGGTTCTGTGCATGACCGCTGAGTTGAGCACCTTCTTTTGCGGACGACTTAAGAGCATCAGCCGCATAAGACGAGAATCCTCTCGGTCCTGCGAACATTCTATTGCCAATAGCACCAATCGCTTCTCCAACTCCAACAGCCGCACCTCCAAGAGTATATGCACCAGTAATGCTTGAGGCGTAAGGAATACTGTATCCGATAGCACCAGCACCAACAGAGCCAATACCACCAATACGCATAGTGGACTTCACAGTATCTTCAAACTCCTTTGCGGACACCCCCATTGCCGTCTCAAATAAAGTACCGCCCTTTTCAATTCCGAAGTCTATTGTGCCTCTTGTGGCACGTCCTAGCATTTCAATAGGTGCTCCAACTCCCCACTTAAGAGTTCCAGCAAGAAGTTTAGCCTTAATGCCCTCAACCTTAGCACCAAGTATGAGAGCCTTTTCTCCCATTCCAATAAAGCGAGCCGCACCTGTTCCTATCTTTCCGAACGGAACAAACAATGAAGGGTCAGCGACAAGGGCGGCTGCTTGGACAAAGTCATGGTTAATCATGTCCTTATCCATAACCAATGTTTTGCTTCCATCCCACAGGTCTGCCAGTTCTCTGTTTACTTCTCTTGCTCTAAGGAACTCATTGTAAGCCTCAGGACTATTTTCCTCAACTCCATTGATTGCATTGAAAAATCTAGCCTGAGGAGATGAGGGATTCTGCGACATAACCATCATCCCATATAATGTTTTTGTACCTTGTGCAAAAGCCTCTACCGCACCTTGAGGAATCTTTGTAGGTTCGTCGTATGCTCCTTGAATACCTTTTGCAAACAAGTCATAAATATGACTTCCTGAGTGTGCAAGAAGTTCAAGAATATCTGTTTCTTGAGTTTTTTTGTATTCGCTGTACTTCAGGAAGTCTTCATAACTAGGGTCGTATTTAACCTTGGCGTTATCAGCCGCAAGCATATCTCTCCACACCTCTTCACCAGTTTTGGGTGCTGTTATCTGCTTTACTGCATCTTCTCTCTGGTCTTCAGGAAGAGAAGCAATGTAAGCATCTATCTCACGATTTCCCGTGTATTGTACAACAGAAGGAGTCGCACCACGTTCTGTTATTGGGTCTGAGATTATAGGATTTTGTTCAAAGATATCTGCCATTTGGTTATTTTATTGATGCTTTTATTTTTGCACGTTCTTCAGGACTCAGGTTAGCCCAACCGCTTGCTTCTTGATAAGCCTTTCTAGCGGCTTGTATATCTTTAGCCCTATCTTGGTCCATTTCAACAGTCAAACCAAAAGATTGAGGCATTGTATGAAGTTCGTCGTTAAGACGTTCAATCATAGCATCATATTTCGAACGTGTAGTTGACTGCAGAGAGAAGAACTGTGTAGGGTCTTGCACAAGGTCTTTCATCAGTTGTTGTTCAAAGTCAGAAACAGAGCCAACACCAATCAAAGAAACTCTCATTTGTGCAATGAGTTGAGAAACCTTTGCGGCTGCTTTACCCCAGTTTTCTGGCTTAAATGAACGTCCAGTTTGCTCGTTAAGTTGACGCAATTGATTCGCAAGTCCAATAGCGGCTATAATTTTAGGATATGATTCTCTAAATTTATTTGCGGCTTCAGGAGAACCAAAAGCACCAATACCACCAATTCTTACACCAGAACCCTTGATTAGTTCTGTAGGTTTAAACATTCCGTTAGGTTGCGGTTCTCCAAACAAGACAGCCTTTTCTTTTGCAACGTCTGCAAATCCTTTTTGCTCTCCTTTTTGCATTGGCATAGGCTTCCATTCTTTGCCGTCATGATACATAACTCCATACGGAGTTTCCTGCATCTTAAGAGTAGCCTCAGGGAAATGCTTATTGAACATCTCATCAAATCCAGAAGGAACATATCCTAATCTCTTTTGCATGAAACTACGAAGAAGAGTGCGTTTCTCTTCAGTAGTTCTTTCTGTTGTAAATGACCTTGAGCCTATGATGCTTGTGCCTGATTCAAGAGGTTTTGAAGGCTGATACAACGTATCAACTTGGTCAGCACTAGGAGAGCCTTGAGACAACTCGCCATATCTAGAAAGAAGTCTTTTATTGTCAGACAAATCTTCCCAAATTGATTTATAAGCAGAATCATAATTGTCATGCTTAGCCTGTCCTTGTGCAATCTTTTCATCAAGGTATCTGACGATATCCAATTGTTCTTTGCCAGTAAGAGGCTTCCAAGTTCCAATTGTTTCCTTTAGCCATCCTTCACCTTGACCAAAGCCAAACGGCATATAGCCTGTTCTTAGTTTTCTGATTCCAGTAAGAGCATTATTAAGATAAACTCTTGTTTCTGGGTCGCTGTTTGCAGAATCAGGAGAAGGGTTTCTAGTTCCATACATTCCTTCAAACAAGGAAGTCCAGAACGCAGTTTTGCCCATTTGCAAATACATCTTTTCGTTGATTCCAGATATCTTTGCGGCAATTTCTTTATCAACCTTTATTCCAGCATCTTCAAGTGCCTTTGTGAAAATCTTCACGTTGTCCTTAGCAAGAGCCTGTGCTTCATCTCTAGCGGCTCGTCTAGCAAGAGTTTCACCAACACGTCCTCCTTGCGTAATCATCTTAGGTCTAGCCGCAAGTTGAGCGTCTCTAGCCTTTACAACTGAATCATACGCCTTCTTTGCGGACTCAGCAACCATCTTTTCCCTGTCGATTAGTTTCTTTGCTGTGTTAAGTTTGCCAAGTTTTGTAGCACCAACAAGTATAGTAGCCGCATCAAATCCAGCCTCAACACCCAAAGCCATATCAGGGTGAAGGCTTTCCCATTGACCATAAGGTCCAAAATCAACCAAATCTGATTTTCCGTCAGCAACAGAATCACGAATTGTCTTAAGCCAATCAAGGGAATTGCCGAACGCATATCTCTTTCTCCATGCCTCGTCCTGTTGTTGCTGGAGAACGCTTCTTGAAACCTTAACTTTAGCCCAATCTTCCTTTGACAGTCCAGATGCTACACGATTTGCTTCGTCTTTCTCTGGAGATATTCTTGTCTGACCAACAGGAACGATTTCTTTTTCTCCTAGTCTTGCAGACGTTACCAAAGGAGGAGAAGAAGATGTATCTTCTTCTGTAGGCTCAGAATCTTGAGACTTTTGTTTTGAAGAATTTACATTTATTGGAGGAAGGAAAGCAGCCGCAAATCTTCCACCAGCGGCAGGGTTCATCACAATGCTAGGATTGTTTCTGAGTTTCTCAGGTAGTTCTTCTTTCTTGACCCTAGTCGGTATAAGCAGACCTCCACGCATCTGAGAAACCTTGAACAAGTCTTCTGCAGATATGTTAAGAGGAAGACCATTCAGTTCAGCAAATGCATTCGTGTGAACTCCAACCCTATTGGCAATCTGCCAAACCTGTTCACCTTTCTTGACGTTGTATCTTGCAGAATCAGCAGTAACTGTATAAGCGGAGAAGTTCGTCTTTCCAGTCGGCTCATCATATCCGCTTTTAGCAACTGAAAGTTTTCCGATAAGAGGCTCATCAACCTTGACCGAAGGCATGTTCGGGTCAGGAAGAGAAGGATTAATCTTGGTTGATTTGGGTTGCTCAGCGGTAGGTTGTTGAGCAGTAGGTTCTGCTGGTTGAGCCTCGATATCAAAGTCAGAAGGCTTAAGTTGCTCAGGAATAGTAACAGGGGCTTGAGGTTGAGCCTGTTCTGGAGCAAGTTGCTCAGGTATCGAAGCAGGAGCAGGGGCAACAGGTGCAGGGGCAGGTGCAGGTGCTCTGACGGCAGGTTGCTGAGGAACAACAACAGGAGCAGAAGGTGCGGTAGATTTTCCTGAATAAGCAGGAGTAGGAGGAGATACCTTAGGCTCAGAAGCCTTAGCAGGTGAAGTAACCTTTGCAGGAGCAACAGGAGTTTCTCCTTCTCCAACAGGTGTTGTAATGTATTTGAAATACTGGTCAGGCGTCATCTTAGCCTGTTTCATTCCCTGAACAAACTCGTTTACTGACACTCCAGCAGTTCTTGCATAACTAATGATGCTTTGAGGAACTTGTTGAGCAATAGCAGAAGCCCTAGAAGGTGCAGGTGTAACAGGTGCAGGTGCAGGAGCAGGTGCAGGAGCAGGAGCAGTAACAGGGGCAGGAGCAACAGGTGCAGGAGCAGGAGCGTTATTGACAACAGGAGGTCTAGCGACTGGAGCAACAGGTGCTGAGGGTGCTAAAGGCTGAGCCGCAATCTTATTGATTGCAGAAGACTTAGGGAAATTAGGATTTGAGCGTTCAGCAATACCAGTCTCTTCAAGCCAATAACTTGGGTCAAGAAAGTTGGCAAATCCTGATGATACAGCCTTGTTGACAAGTTCAATAGCCTTTTCTCTGACGTGCGGTTCAACTCTTGTGTCGTTAGCAATCTGCGTAGGAAGCGTGGCAAGCCAAGACTTGACCCATTCTGACTTTTCTCTAAGTTTGACAGACGGATTTGCGGCTTTGTACCTATCATAGTACTTTCCAGCCTCGACCATGTTCTGTTCAATAGGCTTTGTGTAATCCCAAATAAGGTCTTTGGGAGCAGTACCAACAGGAACTTCCCTGACTACAGTTGTGTTATTTGGGTCTGTAGCACCTTCGCCAAATGCTCCGTATTCATTTTCTCTTCTTATTGCATCATACAGAGGAAATTGCTGAAGAGTTCCTGAGTAAGCCGCCTTGACTGCATTAAGAGTTCCAAGAGCCTTCGGAAGAGACTGTGACTTGACCTTTGAGATTTGGTCAACATAAGGAGCAAGAGCCTCAGCAAGAGGTTTATAAGCAGGATGAGAAAGGAACAGTTTCTGTGTATTTGCAACTTGAGTTGCAACAGCATCAGATTCTCCAGAAACCTGCTCCCATTTTGCTGTGTTTTCATGGTAAGCCTGAATTCCTTCAGAAAGAGACTTTCCAAAGTCTTGTAGACCTTGTTGATTAAACTGACCAATCCTAGCACCTGCTTCAGAGATGCCTTGAATTGGGGCTATACCACCAGTATATTGTTGAAACATTGGCATAAATTAATTAGATGCACCATCTCCGCTATAAGTCCAACCACCTGCTTCATTATATGGATTGTTATATCCAGTATTTGTGCTTGGAGTTGAATTGGTTGTAGTTGTTGTGTTATTTCCAACAAGATTAGGATTGCTCAAGTAGCCCTTTGCAACATTTCCAGCAAGACCAAGAAGACCAGAACTAAAACCAGCATTTGCCTGAGAACGAGCCAATGCCGCATTCATATCGTTGGATTGATTAGCACCATAAACTCCTGCATTGTATTGAGATTCAGGTTGGAATAATTTTGGACCAAGTGATTGTTGCATTGTAGCCGCAGTTCCAAGAAGGGCTACAGGACTGACTTGGTTCAATTGGCTCATCAAAGGAGTACCATACATAGACATAGCCTGTGAAGCATTGTTTTGACCGATTCCATAAACCTGTCCAGCAAATGCCCTAGCCCTGTCTTCTCTGGCGTTAGCAAGATTGTACGCACCAAGCACTTCAGCCGCAATTCCTTGGTTTCCGTACTGAAGTCCTCTAGCCGCCATAGCCGCCCTAGCCTGTCCTTGAGCCATACGGAGTTCTTGGTCTGAAAGGTTTCTGCCGTTAGCAAGACCAGCAGATGCTTGATTTGACAAAGATGCATAAAGCCCAGCGGTAGTAGGGTCTAGTGTTTGTTGATATGCGTTTCTAGCGGCTTGACCAACCTGCCCATAAATAGGGGCTTGCATACCAAGGTACGCATTTTGAAGACCTTGCGAATATTGACCAGCAACTCCATATACATTGGAAAGTGTTCCAAGTTGGCTTGAAAGGGTTTGCTCTTGCAGTTTCTGCCATTCTGGAGTCCATTTTGCTTCTAGACCTATTGCATCAGATTGAATAGCACCCTGCGATTGAAGTGCAGATTGCATTTCTCCAAGGTAATTACGCTGTGCAGGAGCAGACACTTTTCCTGCTTGAGAACCCTTAACAGCACCATATGCTGAAATAGCGGTTGAAATCCAAGGTAGTGCGGCAGCCATTAGAGGTTTCCTCCAACTAGTTCTATATATTTGTTATTGAGTTCAACGATAGAACCATTTCGGATAGCCCATTTTTTAAGGCTTTTCCAGTTAGGGTGTTTCTTCATAAATTCTTTTGTTATTTGTTGTCTAGAGTTTTTGTCGTTTGCAATTAAATCCATTATGCAAATGTTTCCATCTTTGAATTTTTCATCTGAAGGCAGGAGGTCTTCTATTTTTTTAGGATTATTTTTTACTCTGTATGTAACTATAGTTGATTTAATCTCTCCGTCATCAGCATATATAGATATATAATCGTTAACAAATGCCCAGTTTATGTATTGATTAAGACCTTCCGAATCAAAGTTGAAGGACTTTTGCCTTCCTTTGAAGGAGTTGTTCTTAATGAAATCGCATATGTCTGAGCGTAGTGACATTTTAACTGTAGAAAATGTTTGTTAGTCCAGCAATGACAGATTCACCACCGCCAGTAGAGTCATTCAATGAATCTGTCTGAGCCTTTGATATGTATGTAGTTGTATATGGAGTTCCTGTTATGACAAGAGGCTTTATAATCAAATCTCCACCAGAAATATCAACAGATGTTGAATCATTAGTCCACACATTTTTAGCAGATACACGAATGATAATTCTCTTGTCAGTCATATCCAAATCGCTAGGAGTAACTATTTTTTGTCTTGCAGTAGTAAGTCCGTAGTTAGTTCCAGATGTGCCAACAGTAATTTGTTTCCAAGGACTTCCGTTAATCGAAATGCTGTCAAAGTTTGCAATCACGTATTCAAGTGTAGCACCATTTTTCTTTGCTATTACTTCAAACTTGAAACTCATAAGACCATCTGCATCTCCATTTCCATATGTAAACTTATATGAAGGTATGGTAATTTCTGCTTGAACATATCCAACATCAACAGTTCCTGTATAAATAGGATATGACTGCCATCCTGCTCCACCATTTGTTATAAGTTGAGGTGCAATAACTTTTGCTGAATAGTGCGTACCGCCAAGCATTGCGGTAAAATCATTTATCGAAGTCCAAGCAGTTCCATTATATGTTTCAAACGCACTTGTAGTTGAATTAAATCTTGAATCGCCAACGACAGGCTCTGCTGGACGCTGTGCTGTCGTACCTACAGGAAGTTTAATTGCGTCAGTAGAAGAAAACACAGCCCTTTTAGAAACAGTAAGAGGAGCAATTATAGAAACAGCAGAGGTTGTCTGAGTGCCTCCAATTTCAATTGTATTCTCTGATGCCAACAAGAATGTCGTAGAATCTTCACCGCCAACAGAAAGTGATATTGATTTACCAGACAATTGAAGTGCATTTGTGGCTGAAATTGTAAGCCCATCTGAAGCAAACAATTGAGTCACAGTCAAAGGAGGCATTTCAACTTCAAGAATACTCGAAAGGGTGATTTTCTTAAGAGAAAATAAATCACTTTTGTAAATCAAGAATGTATCTCCTAGGTTTACTGATGTAGCGACGTCTTGTCCTGTAATAACTTCTGAATTAAGAGTAGCAGATTCGACCATCTGATTAAGATGTGCGGCTGTGCATATTTCACCAGAAGTCCAATGATATCCGTTTTGAATTTGTGACATGTTATTTCTTTGAGATAATGTTCTTGCTCTTTATGCTTCCATAAACGTACACAGAGCGTATGTATGGTCTATTGTTTCTTGCTGTAAATTGAAATTGTATTCCAGTTCCAAATTTCCTGATAGGAACTCTTCTAGTCTCATCGTTATCTGAGCCTGAAAAGTAACTATCAATAAGTACAGATGTATCTTCATTTGATACTATTGCATATGTATCAATAGAAGCACCAGTCTGGAATAGCAAGTCAATTTCTGTGCTACTGAAGCGTTTATCATTAAAAGTACCAAACACAAATCTTCTTGTAGTAAGGGAAGATTGAATTCTGTTAGGGGTAAATGCTGAAGGTTCAAGCCTAGCATCTTCTCCATCTAGGTTAAAGTAATCTACGATAGGCTTACCAATTTGATTGCCAAACTCATCCCAATTGAGTTCTTCTGTTAGGAATATACCTTGGTCTGAGTCTATAAGGAATAGCCTTCTTTGGTCGTCTTTCTTGGCTATGACAAAATTAAATACATCTATTCCTTCTGGGTATGTATCTATAGACTCCCAAGCATTAAGGATAAAGTTATAAACAAGAACGGCATTGTTCTGCTCAGAACCATCAATAGGGACAGCAAGATAATAACGATTACCCCAATAACATCCAACAGAGCGATAAGCATAAGTCCTGTTGATTCTTTGAATAACGTCATCTATAGGGGCTGATATAGGTTGTGCGTTTGTAAGAAGTCTCATAGACTCATTAGAGCCTACTTGAGTTGGATTCATTGCGTACACTCCGTTATCAGACAGGAAGATGATGCCTCCGTTTGCCTGAACAACGCTACGCTTAGCGATACAACCTATGTCCGTTACAAGAGTCTTTATAAAACAGTCGCTAGAAAGTGCGTCTCCTGTGGCATATCTGCCAACTCCTGTATTCACGTAGAATATGCTGTGACGCATAAATACTGTGAATTCATTAAGAGTCCAAGGGGCTATGGCTACAACTTGGTCATTACCTCCATTGTTAAACGTAAAAGCATCTAGTATGTCCCAATGTTGATGGTCTAGGTAATTGCTTACGCAAACAGTATCTCTATTTCTGTTAAGATTTGCCTCAGAGTGATATTTGCCTTGTGCAAGCAATCTATTGCCATAATATGAAAGTTGAGCACAATTAGGAAATTCGTGACCTGTAGAAGTACCTGTTGGCATCGCTGTGATAGTTGATGCCATATCCCAAACAAGAGGACGTTTTGAGTATCCTCTTGAAATAAACACCTTATCTATAGCCTGAATTACGTCACAACCATCGCTAGTAGTAATGGTTTCTCCTGTTGGAAAGTTTATAGGAAGTGAAAGAACTTCGGTTTGTGGATTGTAATGGTAAAGTTTATTTCCAGTTACAACGACAATTATTTCCTGACCAGTACTGTCTATGTACGTGCAAGAACCGAATATCTCTTGACCAACAAGTTCAGAAGACGTCTTTCTTTGAAGACCTTTTCTTGCTGACGCTATACCCCTATCTAGCCTATAATTTCTTGACTCCGATACATACCCCTGCGGAAGAGCAGAAGGGTTGTCACGGCTGTTTAAGCCTATGAAACCGCTATCTCCATCTCTCTGATAGGTGCTTTGGGTTGTATCATTAGCCATTAGTCTTTAGACTTTAGTTTATTAAGCATTTCCTTGCCCCAAGAGACTTTTTGAGAATTGGCGTTTTTGATGCCAGCATAAAAGCCACCAACAAAAGCAAGAGAAATGACGATAAGAGAAAGAAGAAATGTGAACATAAAATTAAGGGGCGGCATCAGAAACAATAAAATCAGAAAGAGTTCCATTTATTGAAACCCACCAGTATTGACTTGTAGATAGCGATGAAATTACAGATGGGAATCCAGTAACGAATGTAGTGCCATCAGTAACACCACTAGTTCCATATCCAGCAATTAATTGAACATTAACAGGACCACCTGTCTTGTTATAGTCTGTCCCTGTATCATAAACATACCAAAGAGAAGCGGCAATTGCGTTAGCCAAAGCCTTGTCGGATGTTACAGCAGAAGTAAGAAAGCCTTGGGAGTTAACCCAAGTTTGAGTAGCAAGAGTACCAGCATTTATCTCGTCAATCTTGGCTTGAGTTATCTCATTGCCAATTTCGACTACGTTTGCTGGTAGATTTGGACTGATGTGGATAGACATATCGGTGCTTTGGGTTTGTTAAAAAATAACTTAATTATTTTCATTACACAACCGAATATGCAAGATGGACAGGAGTAGAAGCCGCAGAAGCAACACAACGGATGATTCCATTATAGTTGTCGATATTGAAGAATGTCGCTGGCTGAAGGACGATACCTGTCGTATCTGTATCGGAAAGGATTATTGTCACAGTAGCAGTAGAAGACTGGTTCTGGATAATCGTGCTGATACGCTTTTCACCGACAGCCGCAATGGGCTGTAGGGTCACGATGGATGTATCAACGTTCGTCGTGCTGTGTGTAAACGTCTTGAGGAACGGAGATGATGTTTGAATTATATTTCCCATAAGTTAGTATGTTCTGTTCATGTTGATTCTTCCGAACTGACCTTGTTGACGCAAGAACTTATCGTACTCCTGCTCAAGTATTTGGTTAGCCTTGGATTCTATGGTTACAGCCTCTTGAATCATTGTTTCAGAGACGAACCAGTTAGCAGCCGCACCCCAAGCCATAAACGAGCCGAAGATGTACGGAATCTCAATTTTTTGCCACAGAGAAGGGTGGGTATTAGGATTCTGCCCAACTGACGTAGAACCAGTCGTGCAGATGTAAAAGTTTCCTGAATGCGGTTTTCCTACGACTGGCGTAAGAGAGCCAGTAGAAGAACCAGAGTCGAAATAGATTTGACTGTCCCTGTAATAGACGACAGTCGGGTCATAGGGGTCGCCAGTAAGTTCAGGGCATTTTTGGCGATATAGGTAAGAGCCTTCAGTTATAATGCTAGGAAGGACGATTCTTATGTCCGTACCATCGTTATAAATCTGATAGTCAAGTTGCTTGGCTCTTGTGGTATCTTGGGGATTTTTGTTCCATACCCCAAGAATCTCCGAAGCATCACTAGTTGGGACGAAGTAATTCGTGCCACTTTCGTCTTGTGTAGTCGTGAAGTTCACGATTCGACACACGTCAGACCATTGATTTGATTCCCAAGCCTCACGGAGTCTAGAGTGAGCAAAATCACGGAACTGAGCAAAAGTCTCGTCCGTAATGTTGTGGCGGTCATTACCAGAGTATTGAAGTGCATCGAACAGCACTTGGCTGAAGTCAGTAGTTCTCATCTGGTAATGTATCCGTCCGCTGTGAATATTGCACCATTCACACAGGCTTTTTTGGCGTAGTTCTTTACCGCAGTCTCAGGGTTGTCTCTCAGGAATTCACGCATGAACGTCTTGTCCTCCCAGCACTCATAACCAAGGCGTTGACCCCAGTAATGCCATGCCTGAACAGGAATTGATGCGATTTTCTGACCGACACCCTCGATGGCTTTGTTTTCGTTGAATCTGTCGAAATGACCAGCCTGTTTTGCAACAGCCCGCATCTTGACTTCTTCTTGTCTCCAGCCACGGATAAGTTCCTCCTGCACCCTCTTTTGAAGGTGAGGAGGAACAACATCAGCGAGACTTCGGATAAAGTCCGACATTCCAGATTAGGAAGCGAAGGAGAAGACGCCAAAGGCAAGCGGGTTGTAGACGCAGAGTCCAGCAACCGCCTCGATGAGTCTGGCTTCACCGCCACCAGCGTTCGGAAGGGCAGTCACGCCAGCGACGTTACCGCCATAGCGAACTTCGACCATGTCGAACGGAATGACGTAACCGCAGGTCGTGTTGCCGACGCCACCAGACACCTTGAGGAAGTGCGAGGGGTGCAGACGGAGTTTACCGAAGTCGCCTTCGAACACGTCAACCGACGAGATGTACGACTGGGCATCAGACTCTCTGTTGAGGGTGCGGATGGCAGTCATCGGGGCTGTACCAGAACCTTGGGTTGTGGTGTAAGCGAGGTTTGTGAACGCTCTCTTCAGACCAGAACCGCAGAGGAGGTCGAAGTCACGGAACTGACCAGTCTGTGTGTAGATGCCTGTGAGGACGTCTTGGACGTGCGACTCAGTCATCGTGGCTGTGGTAGCCGTGGTGTTGCGGTTAGCCGCAGGTGTGGCGAACTGGGTGTCGTACGGCAGGACTGTATCGACAGTCGCTGTCGGCTGAAGCCACTTGTCAAGACCACGTGTGATGTAGGCGTTCGTGCCGTTGTCCAACTGAGCACCTTGCGTACCGCAGAAGGTGGACTCCATGTCACGCTTGAGGGCTTGGATGCCCTTGGCGACGTTGTTGGCGAGTTCGTCTCTGACGCCAGCGACTGTGGAGATATCCTGAGTCAGCGGGGACACACGGACGGCTCTACGGAAGATTTGGATGTAGTTGCTGAGTTCAGCACGATAGACGTTAGCACCATCCTTGACATAGTTTTCGTACGAGGTCACATCTGTGCCATCGACTGTACCAGTTGTCTTCGGAGTCGGGAGTCTGTCGGCTTGCCATCTGAAAAGAGTATTTCCAGGTTTTGAGCCTTTCTTAGCCATCGAGGTGAAGGGTGTATCCTTCGCATCGACGAGCGAGATGAGGTCAGCAAGTTCTTCTCTTTTACCTGAGGAGAATGAGGGTTCTGTGAGATTAGCCATAGTAGTATATAGGGTTTAGGAATTACAGGAATCGGTTAGCGATGATAGAAGAAAGGTCGTCTCGGTTGCCATTAGCACTATAGCGTCTAGCCGCATCTCTAGCCCTAGCGTCCTTTTCTGGGACATAGGGAGGTGAGGCAGTACGCTTAGGTTGTACAGGTGCTGTTCTGTTTGACATTCCAGAGGGACGTTTAGAAGCCGCTTCACGGCTCTTGACTCCTCGGATATAGTCTCCCAGCACCATCTTGTAGTCAGGGAATCTGGCAATTTCAGGGAAATGCTTCAGGAACGTATCAGCGATTTGTCTCTCGCTGGAACTCCTGTCTTTCCACCACGGATACTCCTTGTGAGCAACTTGTTCTACTTGGAAGTAGTTTTCAAGGTATCTTGCTCTCGCAGGAAGATGTTCTTCCAAAGCGTCAAGGGTCTTAATCTTGATTTTTCGGATTTCTTCCGCTGTGTATTCCGTTTCATTGCCGTTCGCATCACTTACAACTGCACCATCGGGGTTAAGTTCGCACCAGCGTCTAATCTGCTTGGCTTGTTCAGCCTCACGACTCACTTCTTCAAGTGTATTCAGATTTGAATAGGGGTTGTCAAATTTAGGAGTTTGTGCTGGCTTGTTAGCCTCTTGCGACAATCGCTCCACTTCTGACTTGAGCCTTTCCACTTCTGCTTCCGCTTCTCTCCGTTTGGCAGAGAGTTTGTCTATGCGTTTCTTTACACCCTTTGGCAGTCCACGTTCAAGTTCATCATCATCAGACTTGGTTTCTTCGGTTTCCTCGGAGTCTTCTGACTGTTCTTGCTCGCTTTCTGTATTGGCTTCCTGTGAAAGAACTTCGTTATCTTCATCGGAGGTCGCTTGACCCTCCGTATCAGTATGTTTCTCGGAGTCTGAATTCTCCACTACTTCCTCACCTCCTAGGAAGGACTTGCTGACTAGGTCTGCAAGGTTTGATTGGTCAAAAGCAGAGGTTTTGCTTTCGTTTGTCGTGGGGTTATTTGATTCCGTCCCAAGGTCGGATTGATTTTCTGTATTCATTAGAGAAAGGTCTAAAGTCCTATTACTTTACATGGTTTTTTGATAGTCCAAGAACTATTGCAAAGATTGTTGGGTTTTTCTTATCTGCAAGTGCAAATGATAGCATGTACCATTTTTGGATGAATCATTCATCCAATGGACGTCCTTGGTCTTTAAGAACTGCCTCACGTGTGCTTAAAAGAACACCCTTAAATGACGTCAACGCTTCCGCACGTCCGCAATGATATGCTCTGTCTTCTCCTCTGTTCTCTTTGCTCAATGCGTACGCTGTTTCTGATTCTATTGATGCATCAAGCAAAACATGAACTGCTTTCCACAATTCATTTTTAGGGTCGAACGAGAATGCGTTGATTATTTCTTGCGGTAGCATAATTACTGTTGTTGTTCAGATTGCTGTTGCTTTTGCATTTGCTCAGCCTGTTCCATTTGCCCTTGAATGTTAGATGCGGCTTGTTGACCAACAGGAGTAACTCCTGTTCTGCCAATCTGCTTGTTCTGCTGTTGGCTAACGCTCATCTGGAGGTTCTTGACGTAGTTATCAAGCAACGCTCTGAAATGCTGGTCGCCTTGCATCTGCTGTTGAGCCTTGGGGTTCTTGCTGATGATATCTTGCAGGTACTGCAACTTCGTCTGGGCTGTAGGGTCGTTTTCGACGTAATTAGCCTCATTGCCGAGCATCATCAGACCAATGTCTGATTGAATATCCTTATACAGCATTTGAGACGCACTAGCCTGTTCGACAATAAGGTCTTTAGCCTTGTCAGGGTCAATAGCCTCGATAGCCGCACGAACCAACTTGCTCTTGTCAATAACACCAGCGGAGTCAAGAGGCATAACGAACTGCATGATAGCCTTGAGTTTTTCCATCACGAAATCCGTGTCGATTTCACGAACATCGTACTTAATCTGGAAATCATACTGGTTGCTGATTGCAGACATGTTCTGAGGGATGGGCTTATTTGTAATTTGCTCTATTTCAGAAGGGTCAAGGTACTGCAAGCACAGGCTGAACAGCATATTGAACACCTCGCTCCAAACATCGAGCCAGTTGTTGACTACGTGTTGCTGAGTCAACTGAGTTCTCTGCGGAGGAATGTTCGGATGGTATATCCCAAAATAAGCCGCATGATTTTGCTCAACGACGTTAATCAGATTGAACGCTGTTTGCGTTTCGCTCTGAGGAGGAGGCATAAATTTGTAGTCGTCAGGAGATGTAACAGGCAAGTGAATCCCCGGAGCAATCTTATTGATACCACCTAATCTTTTCTTAACAAGTATAGGAGGCATTGTCGTAAACGCTGTGCGGTCACGTATAGAGTCGTGCTGTGCCTTGATTTCAAACTGGTCTGTCATCGCAATCTCAGGAACGCCTCTGGATTCCTGAATAGGTCTGCGTAGACGCTCTCTGCGATAGATGACAAACGGATACTTATTATGAGCGTATCCAAGGAGTTCGTGGCTTGCGTAGATTTCGCTACCAGCCCTAGGGCAGAATATCGTGCAATAGATTCCCTGAGTTCCGTCTTCCTTGATAAGACGAGAATATGCGTACACGACTTCAATCAGGTGCATATTGCGGTTAATCTGGTAGTTAATCAGGGTAGCCGCAGGAAGGATGTTCGGGTCGTGGAAGTTAGAACGAAGCCCAGCGACAGAAACTGCTTGGTTGACAAACTCTTCGCTCCAACCATACTGGGCGGCTTGAGAACGAATCTCCATCTCCGTCATAAAGACTCTTCTGAAGATAACTCTAGCATCCTGTATGTTGATGGTTTCTGGCGGGAAAGAAATCTCGTCAAATGGCTTTAAGGCTACGACTGAAGGACAATTCTTAGAGATATACGTTTCAGGTATTTCAGCCTTTCCTGTTTCACGCAAATCACGCACAGCCTTTCGAACGCTCTTTTCATCGACGTCGCTAAGGTATTGCTGAACGAGGTCGCAAGCGTATTGCTCTTGCTCCTTATTCATAATGGCATCAGCCAATTCAGCCAAGGCACTACCGCCTTGGCTTTGCTTAGCCTGTTCGCAGATTACTACGATTTCATCCATTCTTATGGTCTGGTTTCTGAGAGCCTTTTCCTGCTCCCAGATGACGTGCAATCCAGACCATCCATATTGCTGTGTGTACTGGGCTAGCAGTTCTGCCTCTGAGTGCAGTTCCTGACGAATCTTGGACTGGGTAAGCCAATCCATAAGGACGTTGGCAGAGCCAGCAAAGTCGTAATCGTTGTACTCAGTACCCTTGACCTTGACCTTACAGCGGTCAAACGTGGTCATCAGCATAGCCACAATATCGTTAATGGTTCTATCGACAAGACGGCAACGCACGTCAGACGCTCCTTCGAACGGAAACGCTCCATCTCCTTCCATTCGGCTTTCGCTGTGCTTTTTGCCGTCTGAAGTCTGACCTGCCCATCGAGAAAGTCTAATGTCGTCGTTTTCCATTATGTTGGCGACGTTGCCACCATTCTGGGTAGAACGATTGTACTCCTGAAAGAGATATCTTATGTCAGGAGTGTCTGAAGCATAAACAAACTTATCTTGGTTTGGATTATACTTAGTCGAAATATTGTTATTATTTATGCTCATTTATTAATTTGATTAAATCGTCTCTGAAATAGCGTTTGTGACCGCCTTTTGTTGTAAATGTTCTTATAACACCACTTTCAACAAGTTTTTCAAGTTTTCTTCTGGTTATTCCAATCAAAAGAAGTGCTTTATTTCTAGAAAGCAAGGACGGAAAGTATATTTCCATTAGTAACTTCCTCCACCCCATGATTTGACAGAATTCTTTGTAAGATGCACAGGATTCATTATTACTAAGTAGCGAAGGCAGTCTATTGGGTCTTTTGTAGCACCCTTTTCCCCATCCAGCCCAGTCCACTCCTTTATACAGTATATTAAGTTTTGACATTTGTCTGATATGTACAGTTTTGGCTTGTTAAGAGGAGATAGTTCAATGTTTTGGTCATAAGAAAACCCATCGTTTATCATTGCGACGCCTTGTTCGATTTTGACACCAGCGGCAGGAATAAAATGCATAGGCACTTCTCCCTCGTCAAGCATATCTATCAAGGTGACACCACCATCCTCCGTAACAGCCTTAGTTCCACCAGCCCTAGGGTCGATGTAGCGTTCGCATATCTCTTCTCCGTTTTCTAGGTCTAAAATCAGTTGTTTATAATCAGCAAGGCTTCGACCAGCATTAGAACGTTGTCCTGTTCCAATCTTGCCGTCGCTATCAGATGAAGGCAACGCCCACTCACCTTCTGAGATATCAGGGAATTCTCTGTATACATAAAGACAACCATCATCAGTAGCCTTAGCCCAAATCATAAACCAGTTTCTAGCACCAGCAGGGTCTACGACCATGTAGTTCGTGCCTTCCGTCGGTATATCCTCTTCTTTGACTATATTGATATGGTCTACAAATCTTGGGAATTGGTTTCCTGTGACGTTATCAGCCCATCCGTACGCACGTATCTTGATTTCGTACGATTTCTTGCCTTGTAGCGTCTTCTTGAGTTGCTCGAAAGGATTATACGGATTTAGTTCACTATGAAACCACATAACAGACGCAGGTCTGATATGAGATTTAGCAACATACGGCATACTCCCCCTAGGGCATCCGTTTACGTTGACAGTATCAGGGAGTAAGGGACTTTCTCTGGTTTTAATTATCTTAGCACCAGAGACGAACTCCTTGACTACTGGACTATAACCCGTGACTGGAGTGAAAGTCACTATCAACTTGCCGCTTCTTGTGACAATGCGGTATCTTAGTGTTTCAATCCAGTCCAAAGGAACTAACTCGTCGCACCAAATAAGGTCAACTTCGCCACCTTCGATGACGTCACGCTTTTGGGCGTAGTTCATGAAGAAACATTGAGACTTATTCGGCAAAATGAACGTATTGTCGCTGAATCCGTTCTTTTGTGTGTATTCTACGTTCTGAACCTTGTTTTTCTTCAGGTTTTTGAACTCAGACGGAAGATACTTGTAGATTACGTTCTGTTGCATCTGTATGCTCGACTGATTTGTCGTGTGCAAGCACCAGACACGTGCGTCTTTTACGTTAATCAACGTCTGAACCACCCTTTTAGCCGCCCATTCGGTCTTAGACGCACGATTTCCACCTAAAACAAGCAATTCATTGCTTTCTTTCAGAAGCCCATCTGCTTCCTTCCAATGAGGAAGGTCAAATCCGTGTCTATATGGGTCTAATTTCTCAGCAAGAATCTTGTCTTCTCTTATGGACAGTATTTCCGCTACCTTTTCCGCACCATATTTATCCGTCAACGTCCTGATTTCGTCAACAGAAGGAATTACCAATACTGGGTGCGGAGTAAGATTCATCTACTTGAAGGAGTAGTATCAGGCTTAATTCCTTCTTTTGTCGTAGGCATAAGCCTAGTGAGTTCGGGAAGAAATTTTTTTGTCAAACTTCCATCATCGTTTGCGATGTATGTTTTTGCATCATACGCTGGCGTGTTAATTTGCAAATCTGCATCGTCTGCAAGTCTATATCCAGAGTTTGCCATTCTTGATGCTCTTTGAGAAAACGTCTCTTTTGGACCAGTAGCCCTATGCACGTGCTCTAGGTTGTCGTAATCAAGTTTAGGAAACATGTTTTGCTTCCATTTATAATAAGCGGCAGCAATGACTGGAGCATGTTCAGGACTTGCGGCAAGTTCTGGATGCTTTGTCAAAGGAAT